CGCGCGGCGGCGGCGCCGCCCGCCCCGCGCGCGCCGGGGCGAGGGGGGGGGTTCTTCACCATCCTCAAGAGGCAGATAGCTAGCAAATCCAGATCCGACCCCACCTACGGCAGGTGGGGTACCAGCTGGCGAACATCCACCCGAAAACATTCCAAGAATACATATATTTCTCCTCTCTGTTGAGTTGCTGTGCGAACCCAGTGTACACGCTCAATCGATCGGCTGTCAAGCCGCGATGAGGTTGAGTTGGTGCTGGGTCCAGGCGAATGCCGCGAGGGCGGAGATCGCGCCGAGGGATGTGAAGGCGAGGGAGACCCAGAAGACGACGGCTCCGGCCTTGGGGAAGCCGCACCATGTAATGAGGTAGGCGACAAGGGTCCAGAACCCTTGTGCGATGAGGAATGCGACGGGGACGGCGATGAAGTAAAGAAGCATGTGAAGTCCTTTCTCTAGTCCGGTAGTTCGATGGTTCGACTGTAGCTCGCATACGGGCCGAAGTCAAGTTTGCGTAACTTCGCCTGTCCTGCTAGAGTCCTCATATCAGCCGGTACACCGCACACGAGAGGAGAGACATGATGTTTCACGTGCATTTCATCTGGGCACAATCCACGTCCGGGATCATCGGGGTCAACGGTAAGCTGCCGTGGCACGACCGAGGGGACCTGCAGCATTTCAAGGACATGACGACTGGGCACGTCGTGGTGATGGGCCGGAAGACCCGACAATCCCTGCCCCAACGCAATAAGAAGCTACCGAACCGCGCTAATATCGTGTTGAGCCGGACGATGAAGTCGACCAAATCGATTAGAGCGGTGGCGAGTCCGTACGCGGCGATGGAGCAGGCTGCAGCGGACGGGAAAGACGAGATGTGGGTGATAGGCGGCCACGAAACGTTCCAGGCGTTCATTACAGCCCACGACCTGGACAGGATACCGTTCAGGCTGGACGCTTACGTGTCCGTATTGAAAGTAGACGACGAGATCCAGCCGATCACCGCACAGGACAGCATCACATGGGCCCCCACGCTGGACGACCGCTGGGTACAGCTGTACGACCACATGGCGGGGCCTAGACGCCGCCTGCAGAAGTATGTTAAGGTGTTCAGGTAAGCTCCTTTCTCTCAGAACCCCGCCGGATGTGCGCTATGCCCCGGCGGGGTTCGCTGTGTGCGTGGTAACATTCCTCTTAAGCCTGACTAGAGAGGGAGTTTCATGAGAATCGACGTTCAAACGAGCCGCTTAGCCACTGCTAACGGGTCGATTGCGACGCTTAGCGGCACGCTGCCCAACCTCGACCTGGACGTAGCGCTAACCAAGGGCATTCGGGCCGTGTACCTGACGGTGTTCACCGATGCAGCAGAGACGAAGGTCACATCGCTGAATACTGAAGGCGGCACGTTCTGCGTGACAGTGCACACTGCAGCCGAGAGACCCACCGTGAAGGTGTGTGACCCTCTGGAGGCCCCGGTGGTGATCAGGTACAGGGGGCTGTGATGGCCGCGCCGAAGAAGACGACGAAGAAAACGACGGCTAAGAAGAAGCCGCAGAACAAGACGGAGCCAGCGGCTAAGGAGCTGGTGAAGAACGACAGGGATCGCTTCGCGATCCAGAAGTCGACCGGAGAGTTGGCGATGGACGACAGGCGGCTGCTCACCCTCGCACAGGCGGGGGCTAGCCCTGCTGAGATGTCCGAGGAGCTCGGTATACCGGCGGAGACGTGCCTGGCCCGTGTGCGCTCCATGCTGAAGCGCAACGACGTGTGGACGAATCTCGAACGTCAGCAAATGTTGATCGCCGACATGTACGACTTGAAGACCCGGGCCTTCAACTTCCTGGAGAAGTGCTTCGAGTCGGATGAGATAGCCGCCAGGCATATCGAGGCGGTCAACAGTGTGCTCAAGCAGCTGGGAGACCGCCTGGACAAGGTGAAGGAGTACAACGACGAGGAGGAGGCTCGGGTGACGAAACAGCAGACCCGGCTGATCCTCGACTTAGTGGAGGACGCCTGGGAGCGTGTGCGCACCCACATCTCCGGGGCATATGCGAACGGCCAGCTGCTCGACCCGGAGGCGATGGACGAGGTGTTCTATCAGGCGTTGAAGGAGGCCCATGCTGCTCAGAGCTAGCGCGATCGACAGCGCTATCGCCACCGTCAAGGCGCACAGGAGGCAGGACAGCTTCAAGTCCGACCCTGTGGGCTGGGCCGAGTACATGCTAGGCACGGACGAGGGAACCCTGTGGAGCAAACAGCGGGAGATCGCCCGGGCTGTGGTGGAGAACAACTCGACGGCGGTGAAGGCAGGCCACGGGGTGGGGAAGTCCCGGCTGATGGCCGTGCTGATCTGCTGGTGGGTCGACACCCGTTACCCCCATTGTTATGTGATATCCACGGCGCCGTCGATGGCGCAGGTGCAGGATGTGCTGTGGCGCGAGGTGATGCAGCTGAAGGACATCGTGGAGAGGCGCTTCGAGGAGGGGTTGGTCGACCATAAGCTTCCGGGGCGCATCACGATGGACGTGCAGTGGAAGGACGACGTAACGAAACTTCCGCTGGGCCGCGGCAGGAAGCCGCCGGACAATCTGGGCGGGAACTCCTTCCAGGGCATCCACGGCGACGTGCTGGCGATCGGAGACGAGGCCTGCGGGCTCTCGGGCGAGTTGATCGACGCCTTGGCGAACATCACGACGAACGAGGCCTCCCGCCGAGTGCTGATCGCGAACCCCACGGACCCGATGAGCTACCTGGGGAAGATCTTCAAAGAGGAGATGGAGAACTGGAAGCGCATGTCCATCTCCGTCCTGGAGTCCCCGAATTTCACCGGCGAACCCATGCCCCCCAATGTTCTGCAGAAGCTGACGGGGCCTTCCTATGTGGAGCAGAAGAAGCAGGAGTACGGCGAGGACAGTGCGAGATTCAAGGCCCGCGTGCTGGGCGAGTTCGCTTTCGACATCGAGGACTCGCTGATCCTACCGGGCGATGTTGAGACAGCGTGTCTCACGGAGCGGGAGCGGATCGGCCGGCCCGTGCTGGGCGTGGACGTGGCGCGCTTCGGCGCAGACCGCTCCGTGGTGTACCTGTGCGTCAACGGCGTTGTGCGCTTCGTCGACTCGTGGGCGAAGACGGACTTGGTGCACAGCGCACAGCGGGTGCACGACTTGGCTCTACGGGAAGGTGCACACGCCGTGGCGATCGACTGCGACGGGATTGGCGGTGGGATGTTCGACATCCTCAACTCGTACGCTAACCGCACATACGACATTCTGGCTGTGCGAGGATCCATGTCGAGCCCCGACAGGGGTCGGTGGCACAACTACCGTTCCTACATGTGGGACTCCTTCAGGTACCGGTGTCGCACAGGGGAACTGGACCTGGATCCGCTGGACATCGACTTGCACGATGAGCTGCTGTCCGTCGGCTACTCATATAATACGATGTCGGGTGGACTCGTCCTAGATTCGAAGGACAAGCTGAAGAAGGACGTCGGCAAGTCGCCTGACTTGGCCGACGCCGCAGTATATGCTGCTATAACGGACCAGAACATAAGAGACGCCATCCAACAGGAAACCGTGTTCTCCGATGCGGGGGACATGATGGACGACGAAGACGATTACCTACACGAAATGGGGGAGACTTTTGGATTCCAACGCATACTCGTTTAGCGACGAGGGTATCGCGTTCATCAACGAGGCGCAGAGGTCCTACCTCCTGGACGAAGGCGCCAACTGGGTGAGCTACGCCGATGACAAGGGCTTGACGCTGGCTTTCATCCACGAGGTTGTGCGAGGCCTTCGGGACATGGCGCGCGACCACCCTCTGCACAAGCGCGGCGCACAGCTGAGAACGAGCTACATCTTCGGCGACGACCTGGTGTTCAGCGACACCTCCGCAAAACTGGACAAGTTCATCAAGTCGGAGTCGGCGCAGAGGACGCTGTTCTCCGCTTCGGCTATGGAGAGTCTGAACTTGGAGCGGTTCTGTGCGGGGAACGTGTTCCTGTTCCGCGAGGTGCATACCGATAAGCTGACGCTTGTGCCTGTGGAGGAGATCGAGGAGATCGTACGCGACTCGTTCGACTCGTCCGTTGTGAAGTATGTACGTCGCACATGGACGCCGGACGGACAGAACACGATCAGTCAGTGGTTCCCGACAGCCGAGTACCGGCGCGGGGTACAGCGGCTGAGGAAGCCGCCGAACACGGCCTATGAGGTGAACGGCAACTACGTCGTGTACATTCTATCGTCCGGCAGGCATGCGGGGCATGCCTTCGGCGCACCGGATTCGCTGGCGGCTGCGCTGTGGAGCGTAGCTTACTCCGGTTATCTGCGTGATTCGGCTCGGTTGTCGAAGGCTTTGTCGAAGATCGCCTGGGCTATCGTCAACAGCAACAACCAGGGAAAGCGGCAGTCGGCAGTGGAGATCTCGAACCGCGGCGACGTCGTCGGG